ATGATAGGTTGGTTCATACCATTGCAGTTTACGATAACATGAGGCGATTGGTTTTCGTCAGTTGTAGCGTGAACAAGAACAGTAACGATTTCGTTCATAAAAGATTCTTCTGCTGCCAACTCACAAAAATCTTTAGTAGCTGCTATTGGTTCGATTGCTGGGGTATCGTCACTGATCTCGATCCCTGTCATTTTATTTTTACTCATTTGCCATTCTCCATACGTTGAAAAAACAAGCCGTCAAAAAAGGAAGGCCACCGAAGTGGCCTTCCAAAAGTCCCTCGGAGAGAGGAGAGACGGCAAAAATTACTGAGCAGTACCGGGCATCAACATGCAGTTGATGTACGTAGCTGTGTTGCCAGTACCCAATGCAGTTGTGTTAGGTGTGAAGGTTGCAGTAGCAACTACCTTGATCAAGCCAACCAAAGTAACGTTGTTAGTTACTTGGGTAGGTACTGGGCATGGATCAGGAGATGCAACGATAGGACCTTGTGTGGTTGTTACGGCACCGCTGGCATCAATCCAGATTGCAAACAAACACGATTGACCTGCAGCCAAAGCAGTGCTTGTGCTGAATGTCAAGTTGTCGGTAGCAGCTTTAGATTTAAAGACACCGTTGTTGGTAAAGGTCAACGTGTTGCCAGTTTTAAATGTGCCAGTTGTTGTACCAATAGCCAGACCAGCTGATGTCAGCGACACGTAGCCGCTGTTTACTTGTTCAATATTATATGACATGGTTAAATTCCTTTAAACGAGGGTATTAAGAGTGCCCATGGTGGACGCGTTAGCGACACCAGATGTACCCGAGCCGGTAGTAATACCGCCATGAGTATGAGCGTTCATTGCAGTTTTAAGCGCAGTTAAATCCGTGAGGATTGATTGCAGCAAAGCATAAATTTCTTGGCTGGTCAAATCATCAGGAATAAAAACCATGCGCTGACTAATACTTTCAGCCATAACATTTTCCTTTTTAGTAGACGCTGGGGACAAAGCCCCAGCTAGTCATTAGAGAGCGGTTACACCGGCTTCGATACGGCCCATCCATGCGTCGTTCAAACGCACAGTTGCAAACCATGTCGATGCACCAACATAGCCAAACTGACCCAGCGGGTTAGCATGGTTAGTCTGCGATGCTTTCAAGACTACAGGCTTAATAGCTTGCATGCCTTTCAATGCAACTTGACCCCAAGCGTCTTCGCCAATAACGATGAACGGATACACGTCAACGTTAGAAGCGCCGACCGACAACATACCGTTGATTGTGCCCGAACCAGCGGCAGCGAAAGAAACTAGCAAAGGCGAAGAGATGAAACGGAAGTCTTCGCATGCGCCGATTTCACGATCGTGGATTGGCTTAAATGAACCGTAGTCTTCGACACGTGTAAAGCCGGGCAGGTTACGAATGTCGGCAACTGCATCAGTGTGGCAGAACACGATAAACGCAGGTTGCACAGCACGTGTTGCAAAGTTAACGCCCGGAGCCAAACGCGAAGTAACGCGGCGACAACGGTTCGATTCCAAAGTACGTGCAGTTTTACGAATTGCATTCAAGCTGATTGCTGTGTTAATAGCAGAACGGCTGGAACCGTTTGCGTAAATAACTGTCGAACCAGCTTTCAAAGTACCGTAACGAACAAGTTCCATAACCTCGGCCAATGTCTCGCCAGTCAGCTTGACCATTTCGCCGGGGATGTCATCTTCGTACAGTTGCTCAACTTTGTTGCTGTATTTAAACAGAACGCCGTATTGTTGCAAAGTCACAGACACGTCTTGGAATGACAATGTGTTGCTGTTAGGTGTAACACCTTCAGCCAATACAAAGTTCGAAGCGGTGATCTGTGGGGTGCCTTGATAACGTGTTGAGTTCTCAATTGTAGTACCAGCGGTTGATGCACCGAAAGGTAGTGTACGACGGAAAACCAAAGTATCAGTTGCGTTCATAGGCATCTCGCGTTGGGTACCGAAGTCGCCCAAAACGGTGATGGGTTGTGCATGCTCAAGCATGCCTTGTGCTGCGCGGATTAGGTTACGCGAGGCAACCGTGCCGTAATTTTGAATGGCCATTGCTATTTCCTTTTAAGTTAAGTTAAAACCCGCGTTGCGATTTAGTTTTTTCTCGCTTCGCGGCTTCATAATTCCAAAGCTCTTCTGGTGACATATCGTCCAACGTTTTGGGCGGTAATGTCTGTCCGGGTCGAGTTGACGCAGCAGCAGCAAGCCGCTGTCCACGCTCTTGTTTGATATCCGCCGCTGAACGTTTTTTCGTTTCATGGAACATGTCCAACATACGAATTGCGTCTCGCGCTGAGTCACTGTTTGCTAAAGAACGAATCTCAGGTGATTGCACGGTAAACCATTGCGTGAACTCTAAAGTGTTCACAACGTCTTTCCAGTTTTCGTACTTACCATCAACACGCGCTTCTTCGATGGCCTGTCGCATCTCCGATTTGGTTTGTTCAACTTGTTGCTGGACATATCCTGCCACCTGTTCAGGTGTCAGCACATTGCCCTGCTGTTGTACAGACCCAAGCTGAGAAGCTACATACTCCTCCATTGCTCCAGCCCACTCTGGAAAATCATCCTTGAGCTGCTCCCATTTTTCCGGGTTCTTGGCTGCACTAACGATTTGTCCCTGAGACGGAGCTTCTTGCGGGGCAACTTGCTGTTGCGCCACTCGGGCTTGCTGGAACTCTCGCTGCATTGCGGCCACACGACCTTCGGCAGTTTTTACATGGTGCAGCAGTTGAGCATTAGCTGTTGCCAGTTCGTCGATTTGAGCAAGCTTCGCTCTTACAACGTCTGATAATCCAGCCAGTGGGTCTTCCGGCTCTTCACTGAAGGTAGCTTCTTCAGCTATTGGTTCATCTTCCAGCAGCGAATCTTCCGGTGCCGTGGCCATTGACTGGTTTGCGGACTGATCGTCAGCATCTAGTTTTGCGGCCTCTTCGTTCCAAAGCTGTTGTGCTTCTTCTTGTGATAGTTGGTTTTCTTCCACTTTGCTCTCCAATAAAAAAGCTATCTTGCGATAACTTCAAACAACGATTGAGCGGGATTATTCTTCCGGCTCAACCACCACACCTCGAGTTACCTCATTTGGCAAGTCGAGAAATCTTTTTATAAAGCGAATTTCGCCACGCAATAATGCTGTCTCAATGTCGGAGAGATTGACAGCATCGTTTTTATCTCGGCACTTGCGTAGCTGCTCTTCAGCCCACTTACGCATTACGTGCCACTCTGGCGAATTAAAATTCATAGTAATAAAAAAGCCGGCACTTAGCCGGCTTTATAAAAAATTTGAGCGCAAGGCTCCTGCCAAAAATTCTACCTTTTATCGTAGGATTTGTGCAACATTTTTATTTGCATTGGCTTGCATGATTTTGCATTAGCTTGCCATATTAAAGCGGCGATTTCGCGTATCGATAAAAAATAGCAGCTGTAATTTTAAAAGCCGAACCAGTACCGCCGGTAATGTTTGGACGAATAAACGCAGGCATCTCTTGTGCAATCTGTACGGATGCAGAAGTGTAAGCCATATTAGCTGTGCCGCCACGCTGAGTTAATGGATGCCAGTTAGTTCCATCGTTCGATCCTTGAAACGTAACAGTCGATCCACTGAATGTGCCTGTAACTTGAAAAGTTAAATCAGCTGCTGCGTTTAAACCAAATGCTGCTCCAGAGTCACCTGTTGCCATACTGTCCCAAGTAACAAGAACTCCGCCTGCAGCAGTGTTGCGGTCAGTGGTAAATGCGATTGTTGCCATGATTAGTTCCTTTAATAATTAAATGCGCTGTTAATTAAACCGTTGTTATTTCGTTCTAAATCAGTTAAATTGGGTTGATCCAATCTTGTTTTTTGACCGATAGTTAAATCTGGTTTTTCCATAGTAAATTTTTGTGTAAAGTCATTTGGTTTAGCTGCATAAGATTCGCCAGCTTGAACCGGAGTACGTAAAGCTTGAAAACCGTTACCTGTGTCTGTAAGAGCATAATTACCGGCTGGTTTACTAGCTTGCGTTAACTTTCCAGCTGAATCAACTTTGTAATAATTATTTCCAAGCTGATAAGGCATTTCGAGAAACTCTCCGGTAAAAGGATCGATTCCCGGTCCATATAGTATGTATGGCTGCTCATACACATATTTATTTCCGGCGGCATCTTTAAAATAAGAATCGTTATACGCTTGAACTTGTTTATTGTGACTATTCACTTCCCGGTTATAAGTTTTCAACGCATCATCATACGTTTGCGCTTCTTTCTTAAACGTTACCGTTGACATGTCTTATATCCCTGATCCAGTACGTAACTTCAAATCTTGTTCGGCAGCGAACAATTCTTTGCGGCCACGCTCTTTGATTGCTGTGTCAGCCAACTGAGCTTTAATCTTTTCAAGCGACAAGTTCTGCGAGTTTGATAACTTCAGCATTTCGATCTCACGCTCAAGCTGCAACTCTGCAGTTCTGATCTCAGCCTCTTGTTGCATCTTAGCTTGACGCGCTTGAATCTCAGCCATGTCGCCAGCGTTCTGCATCTTCGCACGCTCCATGTCTGTCTGAGCGCGAATGTTTGCAGCTTCAATGCGTGGGTCAGGTGGCGGCGGTTGATTCATTGCCGCTTTCTGCTGTTCTTTTATTTTCTCAATTTCTTCTTCAGGTTTAAATACTTCGGCCGGATCAATGTGCTGTGCTTGCAATGCTTTGCGGAATAGCTTTTCAGTATCAAGAAACATTCCATAAATTGGATTTGCGCCAGCAGCAAGTAAGTTTAAGAATGCTTGATTCTGAATATCGCGAATTAACAAAGCAGATGAACCGCGTGCGTCAATGGAAAAATCGCCTTTGATCTCTTCATCTTCGTTGTACATCATGTTGTAATCGTAGTATCGACGGATATGAGGACGCGTAATCATGTCGTCAAATTGTTTAACCAAACGACGAAGTACCACGTTGGCTGAGTTCATCAACATCTGCATACCGCCAACGGTATCAGGTGCTGCACCTTTCTCGCCCTGCAAAATAGTCGGCACGCCTGTATCTTGATCTGCTAGTTCGGTAGCCATCTTGATGATGCCAGAAAGTTCGGCTTGATGACTGTTAAATTCAAACGTAGCAAAAGCTTTACTGACATCGTCAATGTCATCGGTAGCATACCAAATTTTACGGCTGGTAAGTTGCCATTGTTTATCGGCTGGCTGAATTACGCTTGGCTTTATAACGATCTGAGGGCCGCTAGATACGCCGGCGTTATCCATCATTTGACGCCAAGCAGCGTTCAATACTTTTTGCTGTGAACGCATCAGGTATGGAATGCCATAACCCCAAACGCTAGAACTAACTTTTTCCCAAACGTAAAAGTCATACGGAATTTCACCTTCTTCTAACGGGTTCAAAAACGCTTTAACAACCGTGCTGTTAATCATAATTACGCACGCACTGGTTGATTTTAATTCGTCTTTCTCACCGGGATCAACGCCTGCCGCTTCAAGGTCGTCATGTTGAACTTCACCCCAGTACGTCCACATTTCAAACAAATCTCGAGCTACATCGCGCTGGTCTTCGTCACGTATCTCTGCCATGGTATGAGACTGCTTCGGGCCTTCCTCTAACACCTTGCGCAATTGCGATTTCATAAAACCCGGCTGTTTAGCTAATTCACGAATTCGTTTTGCGGTAATTTGCTCGCGTTCGTAAATGCCTTTGCCGCGATGGATGTTCTCTCCGCATGCTGGGTCAGGCCACACGTTACGCGGATCAACGCGGAACGAAGCAGGTGCCAGCTCCTCAACGATGTCGATCTGGTGAACTTGTTGCCCTTGGGCATCAGTGTATGGCTGCCATGCTTTGCGCGTGCGATTGGTAACGATTGGTCCACGGATTACGCCTGTGCCTAGCACTGCCGCATCGTGAATTACTTTGCGCAATTCGCTGTTGTAATCGCATTCGGTTAGCTGGTCTTCAATTTCACGCTGCATTGCTTCGGCTTTTTTCTTAGCAATCGTCATTACTTCGCGTGCAATGTCTTTCATGCGCAGCGGTTGGCCGGCTTGATCGGTAATTGGTTGAGTACCTTGTGGACCCATAGCCATCGCCGCAAGGCCGCCTGCAACTACTCCAGCAGGCGGCATACCCGGTGCTGTTGGAGCCATGTCTTGTGGCGGCATCCCGGGCATAGGGGCTTCTGGCGCTGCGCCCGGTTGCGGTGGTGCCGGAACACCCGGCGGTGCCATGGTTGGCTGTGGCGGTGCCATAGATGGTTGCGGCGGTGGCATGCCGGGCTGCTCCATCGGCAAGCCTTGCTGCTGACCCATTTGCTGGCCCATCGGTCCTGCGTTTGTTGCTGGCCGCTCATCCTTCAACATGTTCATCATGTAAGGGTTAGGCGTTGGCGTAATGCCCCAGTTTCTTTCGTCAGTCGGCAACAGAATGTCAGCAACTCGCGCCTCGGCGGCGTTGGTCTTTTGACGCGTCATGCCTATGAAGACGGTTGAGCGATGCGGTTTTGCGCCTTGCGTCGTAACTGGGTAGCCCTGCTCGACGGAAGTCATCATCTGGCTTGCAGCCTTATTGATGTTGTCTTTGCCGTTGTACTGGTCGTCGTCCTCCAGCCAGCGTTTATCTACGCCGTAGCTGTATCGATCGCGAACCCATTCATCGCGTTGCTTGGCCAAGCTACGGCCAAAAGCTTGTAGTTTTTCTTCTTTGCGCTCATGCGCAATTTCGGGGTCTTCGTAATCGATTTGTACGTCGATTTGCTGTGGGTCTAATTCCATCATTGATCCTTAATAAACCGTCATCTTAGGCGAAGCGTTCATTGACGCTTGATTGGACGAAAGTCCTTTTTTCATTTGCAAACCTAATTGCTCTTGATTTTGAGCAGTATCTACTGCAGGCGCTACTGTTGATGACCGTGAACGCATTTGATTTGCGATTATGCCGTTCGTGTTACTGCCTACTGAGGTTGTTGGTTGGCCAGCTACAGCACCGTTAACTTGTTGGTTTTGAAGAGCCTGTTGACTCTGCAAAATTGAATACGACCCCACAGGTTTTGCAGCTACTGGATTATTGCTGACTGGCATCACGTTCTGCGTAGACGTCATGTTGTTTTGCATTTGATCCGCCATTTGATTCGGATTCAAACTGTACGGATTTATTGCGGCCATTATTAATCCTTTGGTTTAAGCGGAGCTTTGCGCAAGCTAACGCCTTTCTCTTGACTGCCGAGATAATCTTTAATTGCCCACTCAGGCCAGTGCCGCTGATTGGTTTCGCTTTGCTCGAAAGCAATCACGTTGCCCTTCTTGTCTCTAATCCACTTACCACCTACCTGCGGTTTACCTTCTTCATCCGGGGTGCCGTGGTACTGACTTTCTTCGCTAAACGTTGGGTGATTCGGCTTCTTAAACAAATCACCGCCATGGCCACGTTCATCACGTTCAGCGCCTTGTTTCCAATCACCGCGAAGATCGTAGTCGATTTCGTCTTTGCTTACGTCGCGGCCTACCTTCTTGCTTTGGGTTTTTACCCAGCTTTGGTATTTCGCTTCTTCGCTTGGTTCTAATTCGGTGTTGTGCTTTGCACGAAATTCCGCATCGATATCGTTGTCGGTCATCTCAATATCCCATCTCGGTGTCGAATATGCCGAAGCTGATAACCGGGGCATTGCCTCGGGTCATTTTAGTTCTTGCCTCCGCCTCAGACTGAGTCTTGGCGTGACGGCGCATCATCATTGCGTATCGCGTCGCGGACAGCAAGTCGTCCGTTAACTTCACGATTAAGCCATCCTTGCGATGGTACAAACGAAACTCCTCGAACCACTCTTCCAAATGCGCAAATACCCGCAGGCGATGCGTTTGCATGCGTGCCAACATCTCGGCCACACCAGCCTCGACACCGTTGCTGCCATCCTCGAACGTGGCGCGATCCTTTAGCATGGCCAGCCCTTGGGCTTTGTACTGCGTCGCAAGCTGTTCGCCACTACCCTTATCCCGTTGCAAACCGTCATGCGGCCAAGCAACTGGCACCCAGTCGCCACGTGCCTTGATGCCGGCGGCGTGGATCACTATCGACTGGTCTTTGACTCGGTAGCAATCGGTCACGTACAGCGTATCGCTGTCACGATCCCATGCCATCCAGACCACAGCGGTCGGGTGGTCGATACCAAAATCCAAACCAACGATTCGCGGCCAGTGCGGCGGTATTGCAAACGCGGTGACCTTGATTGCACTCTCGGCGATCGGGAATACCCGGCCAGACCCGAGGATCGGAATGCCCTTTGCCCGGGCTTCGCGCTCATGTTCCGGGTAGCTGGCGATGATCGAATCGCGCTGCTCTTGGGTGTAATGCTCTGCATCGTTGATCGTCATCGTCGTGACGGTCGAATTCTCTGGCTTGTCTAGCAAGAACCGCTTCACCACCTCGGACATGCCGAGCAGCGGTGTAAAGGTGACGAAAACCAAACCGCCTGTGGCGTTGGTACGTGTCAAACCCTCGGAGTAGATCGATAGCGGTGGTTCCTCATCAAACCAGACGTAATCGACCGTATCGGCTTGCCACTTCGTGCGGCCTTGGTCATAGCTGTTGAACTGAATCACGCTGTCCTCGCCGCATACATGGCGGACGACGATACTCGATACAGCATCAGCTACACCGTGTTTCATGCTGGTGTCGCGCAAATTGGCGTGCGGTATAGCGCCAGTGCCCCACTCTTCCCTGATCTCTGGTGGGCCGAGCAGCAAACGCTGCACACCCTTGCGAGTCAGTTCGGCTGATTCGGAGCCGACCATTCCCCGGGTAGCGTAGGTAAAGCGTTTGCCCTTCCACCAGCTTGGGTAGATGCCGGTCGCGTGCATCGCAACCTCGAATGCGCCTGCCCACGTCTTGCCGAGCTGATTGCCGGCCATGAAGAGGCGCTCGCGATAATACGCGCCAGCTTCGTGGAACTCCATCTGCTTGGCATACGGCCCATAGGCCACCAGCTTATTTCGTTTTGCTCTGATGTCCTTGAGACGCAGCAACTCATAGAGTTCGCGTTTCTCATTGTCATCAAGCTTTGCCAGATTCATGCCGGCTAGATTCATTTCATCGCCTTCTGTAGCAATGCGCCTAGCCGCTGATCAAGCTGTTCGCTGGTCAAATCCAGACTGCCGGACATCTTGACTTCGACGGCTTTGAGCTTGGGCTGGGTGTAGTTCAGAATCTCGGAAAGCATTCGGACTCGAACGTCAGCATCAAGGTCATAGCGTCGTGCCTGCTGGCCAGTCACCGGATCGATGACCGCGTTGCCATCCTCATCGACCAGCGGCCGACCCTTCAGGATGCGCGCAAACTCAACCGCCGGGTCAAGGCCTTCCTCGACCAATGCCTCAGAGACGGCAAGCAGATTGATTTTCAATGGGTGGCGTGCCCCTGAGCTTTTGCGCACCGGATGCGTGTTGCCAGTCTTCGGACCCGCAGCTTCTAGGTCTTCAGACGACGCAAGCTTCGGCGGTGCGCCGTTTAGCTCGGCAAGTCTATTTGCCTTTGTTCGGTCTCGGCCCATTTGCCATCGCCTTTTTAATCATTCCGCCGCCTTTGTCAGCGGCATTAAATTCCTTTGCCACGGACTCGGGAACGCCGACCTTCTTTGCAAAAGCCGGATCATGTGCTGCTGCAGCCATCAACCGGGCTTGTGCTGGACTTTTACTGGGCATTATCCGTTCCTCGCCTTGTGTATGAGACCGCCATCGTTTCGGGAGCTAATCGCTTTCGCCTTTGCTTTCGCATCGGCTTTGCTGTCAGCGCCCCAAGCTTTCAGGCTTAGAAGCAAACGCGTAGGCTCACCGTTCGGTTTCTTTTCCGGACCCGGCATGTTACCCATGCGTGCCAAGAATGAAGCACGCCTTGGGTTGTCGCCTGCCTTCACAGGAGCTTTTAAATTCATGCCCTCTGCTTTAGCGCTCGCACGACCCTTGGCGTTTAAACCGCCGGACGGAGACTTCCCGGCTTTTCGCTGCCATGCCGGCGTCTTCATTTCATCGCCTTGCTGATGATGCCATCCTTGGCCGTCTTCGCTGATTCTATGAAATCGGCCTTGGATGGAGCGCCCTTGCTGCCGGCTTTACGCATGTGTTCGCCCGAGCCTGCAGCAATCCGTTTACGCTTCGCAGCGATATTGGCGTACAAGCCGGGCTTTTCCATGCTTAAACGAACCCGTCGATTTCACCGCCTTGGAAGCCGGGGACATTGCCTTTCATGCCGCCGCCCTTGTATGGCTTTTGAGTCATGTCGGTGCCGGGCATTGGAACCGAAACTTTGCCCGGGATTTCGCCCTTGCCTTGAGTCTGGTTGCTGCCGACAGGGCCGAGGATCGGACCGCCATCTTTCATAGACATACCGCCGGCGGCGCGCATGGTGTTACGGCTTTTTTCAGTTGAATAGTCTTGCATGGTTTACTCCATCATGTTTGGGTTACTGGGACGCTTCTTTGCTTCTTCTTTCCACATCTTTGCATAATCCTCTGGTGCTTCGGTCTTTCCCTCTTCAGGCGTTTCGCCCTTTTCTTCGGTCATGATCGATTCGATGAAATGCAAGCACTCTTCCGGGCTGTCACATTCATACGGATCACCCATCTGCTGGCCGTCTTCCTCGGCAGTGACCATGATCTTGCCATCATCTGCCACGTCAATCGTGATTGTTTGCGCCATGTTTTGCTCTCCAGAATAGAAAAAAAGCCGCTTCGGAGAGCGACTTAATTGGCAAATTAACAAAAATTTAGGGCGAGTTTGCCCCCCAAAAATTGTAAATTTGATTTTTAAGCGCGTCAAGCGATATTTTCAAACAGTTTACGTTGCGCAAAAACAACACAATCTTTAATTTATTTGTGATTAGGTGCTTGACATGACCTGTCAATGTCACTACCATAGGAACTGTAGTAAATGCAGTAAGTAACGCCGCCAAGGAGCCAGCGGGATACAAAAAGGGAACCACCGGAGTTCTGATCTAAGCGTGATGAACGCAAGGAACCACCGGCAGACCGCTAAGACTCAGTCCCCAAGACTGCCGAGTGCGAAGGAAAACGAAAGGCCAGCGTGCTGGTTTTTCGCGGCGTAACAGGCTGCCGACAAATGCCTGATCAATTGAAGGGGTACAACATGTCTTTAGAAGCACGGTATGAAATTTATGTGGCCGCAGCCACTTCGCTGGGCTGGATTGTTAAAACATTTGACGAATGGCTTAATTCTTGAGAGGGGTATGACATGGAAATCTTAATTCGCGCCAAATGCGTGTACGGCAAGAACACGTACTACCCGCTGTGCGAGAAAGCAAAGCTGTTCGCTGCCATCGCAGGCACCAAAACATTGACGCCTGAAGTATTGGGCGGCATCAAGGCGCTTGGCTACAAGCTGGTTTTTGAAGTAACTGATTGGGAGGCTGCAATATGATTACGAATTGCTCTTCGACTGTCCGGATCGTGAGTCTGGGCAGCCCTTTTGAAAACCCTAACGACTTGATCGTCGAGACGTTGGTTGACGGTGTGTGGACGTACTTTCGGGGTTTCAACACGTTCTCGAATGATTATGCGTACACATCGGCGCGTGAAGCTGCTCGGGAAGCAATGGAACTTTTCAAATACTTGGAGGCTGTATGAGTAACGACCTGCAGATGTACGGCGTTGACGATATCAACGCTTTTATCGAAAGCGTGAAGAACTGCGCAACTTACAAATTGGTCGGCGGTTTCATGGTTGTGGCCGGCATGATGTCTGACGCGCAGGAAATGATTGCTTACAACAGCCCGGAGCAAGCAAGACAAACGCTCAATCGTGCCAAGTATTTGCAATTCAAGATTGCCGCTGGCGAATTAGATTTTGCCAAAACTGTTGGCGCCTACTGATGAGACTGGGTGGTACCAGTCGAAACCGTCGCAAGACGGTCTAGGAAACCCGTGCCGCCCGGTTGGCGGTAATCATTTAGGAGAATTACATGTCACACGAACTTACTACTCACGCGGATGGCCGCGTCGAATTTGCTTACTTGGCTTCGGACGGTACACCATGGCATGGCCTTGGCAAACCGATGGGGTCAGATGCCACGATTGACCAGTGGCGTATCGATGCTGGGATGGATTGGAGCATTCGTCGTAGCGAGATTCGTTACGCTGTTTCACGTGACGCTTCTGCAGATAGCTTGATCAAGCTGCCTGACCAGCACGTTCTGTTCCGTAGCGACACGCAAGACGCCCTCGGCGTCGTGTCCAAGCGTTATCAGGTTGTGCAGCCCGGTGAAGTCTTGGAGTTCTTCCGCGACATCGCCAAAGCAGGCGGCTTAGAACTGTCTGCAGCCGGTACGATCTACGGCGGCAAACGTTTCTGGGCTACGGCCAAGATCGGCGAAGCATCGCCAACGTCACTCGCTGACAAGATCGGCGGCTACTTGCTGATCTCGACCAGCGCCGACGGCAGCTTGGCTACTGAAGTGCGCCGCACCACGGTTCGCGCTGTTTGCAAAAACACGCTGGCCATGGCGTTCGCTGATGCGAAAGACGCGGTTAAGGTTTCACACCGCTCTGTGTTCAACCCTTCGCAAGTCAAAGAGTTCATGGGGCTGAATGAAGCAGCGTGGGAAGCCTTCCGCCACAACGTAACAACGTTGGCCAACATCGATGTACACGAAGTAGAAGCCGGTGACTTCGTTGCCAAGCTTTTGGGCGGCGGCGAAAAAGTTCGTGAATCTGCAGGCTTTACAAAGATTCTCAGCTTGTTCAACGGTGGCGGCATGGGTGCAATGAACGACGGCGTGTTCGGTACAGCTTGGGGTTTGCTCAATGCCGTCACTGAGTACGCTGATCACCACGTTCGTGCCCGTACCGATCAAAACCGCTTTGTGTCCTCGCAGTGGGGCGCTGGTAATGATCTGAAGCAGAAAGCCGCAAGCATCTTGCTGGCTGCTTGACTGTAGCGTGGAGGGCATCCTTGGGTGCCTTCTGCAGTGCAGTTACTTGCCTACCCTGGCAATGTCATGTATATTTTGTTGTACCGATCCAGCCGGATGCTGGTTTTATTTATTTTGGAGATTCCCGTGAAAGCAAATTCTCTCGAAGTCCTCGGCGGTGTCGCCGATCGTCTCGGCCTGATCAAAGCTGAACTGGCTGCCCTAAAAGCCGAAGAGGCCAAGCTTAAAGAAACGCTGATCGAAAGCGGTTTGGCTGTCGTTGAAGGTTCGTTGTACCGGGTTGCAGTATCTGAGACCGCTGGCAAAACCCTGATCGATTGGAAGTCTGTTGCTGAGAAGTTCAGCCCTAGCCGTCAACTGGTCACCGCGAACACTAGCTACGGCGAAGCGTTCTTTACTGTTCGTGTCTCTGCGAGGAAATCATGAACTACATCAAGCAGCTTGAGTCGGAGAATCTTGAAATGACCGAGGCAATCGTTGACCGCGCCAAACGCATTCAGGAATTTCGCGAACACCTGCAGTCATCGAAGTTTGCTCCCGTTCAATCGGACGGGTCTCGCGGTGATTGGATTGCTGTTGCTG